GAACTACTTCCAAACAAGAATACGAAAGAGAAAAGTTACAGGCTCAACAAAACTACTATCTTGCAAATCAATGGTCAAAGATTGAACATAATCTTTATACTCAAGCAGTATATTACGAACCAACAAGACTTTCTTCATTTTATGACTATGAGTCAATGGAGTTTACTCCTGAAATTGGAGCTGCTTTAGATATATACGCTGAAGAATCAACAACTATTAATCAAGATGGTTTTATGCTTCAGATTTATTCTGAATCAAGAAGAATTAAATCAATATTGGCCGACCTTTTTAACAACAACCTTGATATTAACACCAACCTTCCAATGTGGACAAGGAACACTTGTAAGTATGGTGATAATTTTGTGTATTTAAAACTTGACCCCGAAAAAGGAATCACAGGATGTATGCAACTTCCAATTATTGAAATTGAAAGATTGGAGTCAGGTATGGGTGGAAAGGCTGCAGACCCCGAAACAAATCCTGTTAAAAAACATACAAAATTTAAATGGAAACAAAAGGATTTGGAGTTTAATACTTGGGAAGTCGCTCACTTTAGATTACTTGGAGATGATAGAAGACTTCCATATGGTACTTCGATGCTTGAAAAGGCTCGTCGTATTTGGAAACAACTTCTTTTATCTGAAGATGCCATGTTAATTTATAGAACATCAAGAGCTCCAGAGAGAAGAATATTTAAAGTATTTGTCGGAAACATGGATGATGCGGATGTTGAACCATATATCCAAAGATTTGCAAACAAATTTAAGAGAGACCAAGTTGTTGACCATAAAACAGGTAATGTGGACATGAGATTTAATCAAATGGCTGTTGACCAAGATTACTTTGTTCCTGTTCGTGACCCAGCTCAAGTATCTCCGATAGATACTTTACCTGGCGCTCAAAACCTTTCTGAAATTGCCGATATCGAGTATATTCAAAAGAAACTTTTAACAGCGCTCCGTGTACCAAAAGCATTCTTAGGATTTGAGGAAACAGTTGGAGATGGAAAAAACCTTTCTCTGCAAGACATTCGTTTTGCAAGAACAATTAATAGAATTCAAAAGGGTATGATTCAAGAATTGAATAAAATTGCAATCATCCACCTTTTCATTTTAGGTTTTGAAGAAGAAATTGGAAACTTTACTCTTTCTTTGACAAACTCATCTACTCAAGCAGACCTTTTAAGAATCGATGTATGGAAAGAAAAAATTCTTTTATATAAAGATTTGGTTGCCGACCCTGGTTCAGGAATTGCGGCAGTTTCTCAGTCTTGGGCAAAAAAACACATTCTTGGATTCTCTGATGAAGAAATTAAACTTGACCTCCAACAACAGAGAATAGAAAGAGCTGTTGGAGAAGAGCTTAAGAAAACTGCTGAGGTCATTACACACACAGGATTATTTGATAACTTGGATAAGTTATATGGTAAGAAAGAAGGTGAACCGGCAGGAGTACCAAGTGAAGGTGGGGTACCACCTGAAGAAGGAGGATTACCTTCTCCAGCAGGAGAATCTCCACTTCCTCCACCACCAGGTCCTGAGCCAGGAGGTGAAGCGGGAGTCACACCTGAATCAATTGGGAGAGATATGAATATTCTCCTTGAAAATGATTTAATTGATGACGATGAGACAATAGATTTATCAAAGGCTAGAAAATCTTTAGATGAAATTGAGAATAAATTAAATTCCTTATTAAAAGATTGATATTTATAAATAAAAATCAAAATGAGATTCGGAGCAATTAAAACAATTATAGAGAACAAACTAATCAAGTCCTTTTCAAATAAAAAACTTGACAAGGATATGAAGTTCTTTAAAAACAACATCTTAGAAGACAAGTCATTTAAAAGACTTTATTTTATTTATGAAACACTAAACGAAAATAAAGGTCTTGATAAAGAAACGGCAACTTACCTTGTTGAGGATTTGTCAGATGAGGCAAAGTCTATGAAAATTTCTGAGGAGTTGGAAACTAAAATAAAAAGATGGACATCATCTATAGTTAAAGAAAACAACTACTCAAAAATTGATGATTTAATTTATGGAGACTCTCTTGTACCTGAAAAGAAATCAATTGCCAAAAAAGAAATAATTGAATCAATTTCAAAAAAACCTGTAGTTAAAGAAACTACAGAAAAATTAGTTCCAATAAAGACAATGCTTAAAATTGCAAATAGTACTGTTGAAAAAAAATTATCAGAGCTTAGTGAATCTGACAGAGAAAAAGTATTGTCTCTTTTAAAGTCTGAACCAACAAAAGAAGAGTTTGATTCATTAAAAGAATCTACAATTTCTAAACTCGATTCACTTATTAATGAATCGGATGAAAACCTAAAAACTACTTTAGTTGAAACAAAAGAAAGAATTTCAAAGTCAAATTATTCCAAAAAGGAGTTCATTAAACTTTCTCAATTAAATCAAGGATTAATTATCTGATTTTTTTTTTCACGATAAATTGCATCTTTAATAATCTGGCGTTTTTCGTCAGATTTTTTTTTGTACGTTTTTCTTTCTTGTAATTGAGGAACTAATTTTGTTTTAATAATTTTGGACTTGAATTGCTTAAGTGCTCCCTCAATATTTCCCTTCTTAACTTCTATAATTAACATTTTGACTATTGAATTTTTTTTATTAAATTTAATATATAAATAAACAGAAATGTAGCAAAGTTAATGAAAAAAGGTAAATCCTGTGTGCTGAAGGGGTATAAAAATTTTAAAACTTCTTATGGAACGGTAGATTCCAAAAATTTAAAGTCAATTTACATAAACATACAATCTTGGGTCGAACCCAAGATTTTCTCAGAGGACTGGTCACGTCAAATTGCCTATTTCTTAAAAAAAATTAAACAAGTTCTTACAGATATTATTGATAGTTTTATTTTCCATTCAAAATTTATTGTTGATTTAGATTTAAGGTCAAGTGGGATAATACTTGGAAAAAGGTCATTTATGAATTTAGAATTTACTATTTTTACTAAGGAAAATATTGAATTTAAATCAGTAAAATTAAAAAATACAATTAGAGATATTATATTGGGAATACAAAAAGAAGTCTTTTCAAAGTCAGAACTTTTTGATTTTCACTTAACCAAAGCCGATAAAATTATAAATTTGGAGTTGGTTTAATATTTATAAAGAAAATATTAAATGCAAAACTTTAAAATACTCGGGCCAAACGAAACAGGTAAAGGTATTCTTATTGAATATGATGCGGGGTATGTGTCACCAAATGAATTTTCAAATGATAGAATAATCAAAGAAAATATGAATGTATCAGACCATTCAAAACCCTTTGAGTTCTATGCTGTTTTACAGAAGTACGATACTCCAAATAGAAATGGTAGAATCTATCCTGAAAAAATTCTTAAAAGAGAAGCTGATAATTATACAAAAAATTATATTAAAAGAGGAACTTCTCTTTCAGAACTAAACCACCCTGAGTCATCTTTAATTGACTTAGATAGAGTGTCTCACATTATAACAGAAATGTGGTGGGATAAAAATGTACTTCTTGGTAAATTAAGACTTCTTACTTCACCAGGTTTTCACGAAAGAGGAATTGTGTCAACAAAGGGAGACCAAGCCGCAAATCTTTTAAGACAAGGTGTTACTCTTGGAATTTCTTCTCGTGGGGTAGGTTCTCTAAAAAAGAGAGGAGAACAAAATGAAGTCCAAGAAGATTTTGAATTAATATGCTTTGACCTTGTATCTTCTCCATCAACACCTGGAGCTTATCTTTTCCAAGACGAAAAGGATAGATACAAGTATGAAGAAAACTTGCAAGAGGAAAAAGAATTAAAATCTCAAAGAGATGCAAGTGCGAGTATTGATTTAATGAAAAAACTCACCGATTATTTATCAAAATAAGTAACATGGACGAAAAATATTTTGTAGCAAAAATTACAACAGACATGCCTGACTCAGAGACAGGTAAGATTAAAAAACTAAGACAAGAAAAATTAGTTAAAGGTTTTAGCCCAACCGATGTTGAGGCGAAGGTAACTAAAGTTTTTGAAAGTTACTCTGAAGATTGGAGAATTACGGCAATTGTCGAAAGTAAAATTGATGAAGTAATTGAATAAGAGGTAAAAATTAGTTTTTAGAAAAAGGGACATTTTGTCCCTTTTTTTATTGCCAAAATCAAAAAAAAAGTGTTTTTTAATAAAGCCATATATTTATTAAAAAAAAGTATAAATGGCTGAAAAAAATTTAGTTGAAGAAACGTTAATCCAAATTCAGAATTTGGAGGAAGTTATCAATGAGAACGCAAAAGAAATACTTGCATCAACAATGAAGCAAGAAATTAGCGAACTAGTAAAAGAGTCTATGAAAAATGAGACTAACGAAGAATCTGAAGAAACCAATCAAGAAGTAGCCGAAGCCGAAGAAGATGAATTCGAAATGGAGGACTCTGAAGAGGAAGAAGGTGAAGAATCTGAAGAAGAAGACACTGAAGAAGATGAATTCGAAATGGAGGACTCTGAAGAAGATGACGAAGAATCTGAAGATATGTTTATGGGTTTTGAAGATGATGAAACCGATTTTGATTCTGACGAAGACACAGTTAATTTGGTCGGTGAACCTGATTCGGCAGTTTTAGATGTATTCCTAAAGGCAGGACCTGACGATGAATTCATCGTTCAAAAAGACGGAGATTATCTCCATATTACTGACTCCGAAGCCGATAGAGAATATTTGGTTAAAACTGAAGGTGAAGAAGCTGAATACGAGTACGAACTTGAGGAGTCAGAAGACAATGACGAAGAAGGTGAACTCGAAGAAGGTAACGAAGAATTAGTTTATGAATTGGAACTAGAAGAGTCAGAAGACAATGACGAAGAGGGAGAACTTGAAGAAAGCGAAGAATCTGAATACGAGTATGAACTTGAGGAAGATGAAAACACTGAATTTGAGTTTGAACTTGAGGAAGACTCTGATGGATATCCTGAAGAGGACAACGAAGGTTACAATTACATGTCAGAATCAAAGAAAATGAAAAAGAAAATGGAAACCAAAGAGGGTATGAAACCAAAGGTTGGTAAGGGTGCAAAACTTGGCTCCGCTAAAAAATTCTCATATAAAAAGTCTGCGGGCGGATTTAAAGAGGATATGAAGCATGCTAATCCTAAAAAAGGTACAGGTAAACCAAAATTTGAATTCAAAGAAGGAGAAAAAATGGAAATGATGCCTAAGAAGGAAACTAAAGAGGCTTCACGTACTTACGGGACAGGTTGGAGAAAAGGAGCACTTCCAAAAGGAGCTAGAACTGGTTCAAAAAAAGCAAGACAAGACGAATCAGTTATGGACGAAGTTCAAATGCTCAGAACTAAAAATGAGGAGTACAGAAAGGCACTTAATTTATTTAGAGATAAATTAAATGAAGTGGCAATCTTCAACTCAAATTTGGCTTATGCCACAAGACTCTTTACCGAACACTCAACTTCTAAGCATGAAAAAATTAACATTCTTAGAAGATTTGATTCGGCAGAAACTCTCAAGGAATCAAAGGCATTATATAAAACAATTAAAGATGAACTTTCACAAGGCACAAAATCGACACCAATTACTGAATCTATTGAAAGAGTAATTGACCGTGAGCCGCAATCAGGTTCTGCAATTAACTTGATTGAATCTAAGACATATGAGAATCCTCAGTTCCTTAGAATGAAAGACATCATGAGTAAAATTGCAAAATAAATAATAAAAATAAAAACCAAAATAAAAAATGGGAGCATT